ACTTGATTCATCTTCAGGTGGTAACCAGTCTGAACGATCTACCCAAATAACAACATCTACAATACCATTATTACGAATAGAATGAAACTCACGTTTGTTTCGAAGACCACAGTACATATCAGAGACCTCGAAGATCTCACGACCAATACGGGAAGGATCTGATTCACAATACTTTGAGATAAGATCATACCATTCTTTACGATGATTGGAACGATCAGCAAAACATTCTTCTACCGTTTTATAACCGTACATATCTTTGAGTGCAGGGAACACTGCATTCTCTGCACAATGCATAGATGATGACTTAAATGTTAAACCATATTTGTCACGAAGATACTCTGCTACTGTATCTTTACCGTGACGACCATATCCAATTATCAATATTTTCATAACAACTATTATATCAAATGTTAGCTGAGAAGTAAATCCCCTGCAAGTTTCTTAATACCTAATGCCCAGTTCTCTGCAGCATCTTCAACATAATAAATAGATTTATCAGGGAATTCCTCTGTAAAAAACATTTTATTATTACTATCGAAATATCTAATGAAGCATGTACCTTCTTCAATATTCTTATGAACTTCAGCACGACCTTCATTACCGTTACCTGCCCAGTAAGTAGAAATAAGCATTTTATTCTTCCTCTATATCTGCTATAACTTGATCTTTCAAATTAATAGCTTTTTGATCAAGTTCTGTTCCAATACCATCATTTATAATTTTAAATGCAAGTGTGATTCTATCACATCCTGCATATGCTGCATGCCAGCAATGATGTTCTCTTTCTTTGAGTCTACCAAAATAATACCACCGACATTGCCAACCTGGTTTATCCTGCTCAGTAACAATCTTCTTTTCTTTTAAATCGTAATAACGAAAATAACCATCACCAGTCTTTGACCATGTGAAAAGAATCTGATAAGCAGCAGCATTCCAATTAGTATGCCAACCTACAAACCCACCTGGTGGATAATAATTATAAAGTGCATTTGAATGTACACCAAGTATTGCAGGAAACTGTTTTTTTACACGAAAAGAAATATCATGAAAGTTATCAGGATCACGTTCTGCCATAACACCAACAGGTTGTGAAAAATGTTGTTCAGGAAACCCTGTATGTTTATCACCTAAAGAAAACTGTTTTTCTAAAAATTCATCTGAACAATAATATTCACCTTTTGTTTTTGCGTCTTGAGGATCAAACATATGAAACTTAGGATCATTATATCCTGGAATATTATAGAAGTCTTCTACAAATCCATCAAGTTGTTCAATTAGTTCTTTATTTCTAAGTTGTACTTCCATGAACAAAATCCTTTATCATTGGAAATATTGCACAGATCGCACAGGCAATCTCTTTTGCAAGTTGAATATGTTCTAGTTGTGTACCATGACCACTACGTAGTTCAATATAATGAATCCAAGAACGAATAGTACCATTTACATATAATCTTGAAACAGTGTTACCTTCTGGTAATACAGCACGTGCTTGTTCTTTTGCAATACCGTTTTCAATTGCCCAGTTATAAGCTTGCTTTGCTGCTTCAATAACTTTTTCTTGTTGTTCCATCCACTTATGATGTAGTTCAACATTTTCCGTTTCTATAGAATTTTGTCTATTCTTTGGATCCTGTAGTCTTGCATCTCTAATTACAAATGATAATTCATTTGTAGGATCTGCATAACGTTGACTAAATTCTTGGAAGGAAAATGATCTATGACGTAATAGTTGTCTAGCAATATCACGTGTAGTTTCTACCTCAACACAAGCACTAACCATTTCAAATGGTGACCAATGTTTATGTTTGATTAGATATTGTAGAAGTTTACTAGATGTTTCATTGTTCATTTGGTTACTTGGATTAGAAACCCGAGCACAATATGAAATTAGTTCTTGGATATTTTCCCCTACATATAATCCATCAGCTGGCTGAGAAAAACTAATTAGACGTACTTGCATTCATCTTACCCCCAGCTTTAGTAAAATAATCTCTACCACGAACACGAATAAATGGCTTATTTGTTTGTTGCTTATCTGGATTTGGAATAGTAACCCATGTAGGTTTACCAGAAACATGTGCTCTTAATTTATTTAAGAGTTCCATTGTACTACCAGTATATTCACGACGTTGTTCTTTTCTCCAACGTGGATCAATTGGTCTACGTTGTCCTTTTGATGTTTGGCTATCTCTTGATCTTTTCTTTCCCATGATATTCTCCTATAATTTAAAATCTGCAAAACGTTCAGCCATTTCACCATTATCAAATACTGGTGTATCTTGTACTAGATCTTGATCTGATCCCTCTGCGTCAAAAAGTCTCATTCTACTTTTATCTATATTTAGAATAAATCTTTTATGTTTGTTCGGATCATTATAACGATTCTTTAATTGTTTAACCATAATCTGTCCTTGTTGTTCTAGCTCTTCACTAGATACAAGAGCAAACATTAGATCTGCGGTAGCGGGTAATCCAAAAGACTCGGACGTATCTTCAAGCCCAGGATCCGAGTTAGTATAACCTGAACGAGTCGTCTGCGTTGCAGAGAAGATCGGTAAGTCGAACTCGACCGCAAGACCACGTAACTCTTCAGCAATTGCCTTAATGTAAGTGTATGAATTAATTGATCCTCCCATAGTTTTCATTCGTGATGATGCACAAATATTTAGATAATCAATAAAGATCATATCTGGCTCAAATGACTTCTTCAACTTTAATTCATTTAATAATGCCCTAAAGTGATTTGAATTTGCTGCACCTGTTGGATATTCCTTAATAATCAGTTTACCATTTGTCTTTGTCTTTAGACGATTAACTTTATCTGTTAGTTGCTGTTTTGTAATATTCCCCATCTGGTCAATAGGTATATTCAGTAGATTAGCATCGATACGTTCTGCAATACGTTCTTCTGCCATCTCCATAGTAATATAGAGTACATTCTTACCTAATGATAATACACTTGCAGCAACGTGACACATAAACAAAGACTTACCAACACCAGTTCCAGCCAGAGCGATGTTGAGTGTTTTGTTTGGTATTCCACCTTTAGTAATTTCATTAAAGAGGTGAAGATCAAATTCAATACGTTCTTCTTGGTTATGATAAAATTCATATCTAGATTCTACATCTTCAATATAGTCGTGACCAATATTTGTATCAAATGAAACACCTAGTGCTTTTGTTAGAATATCTGGTAATGCATTCTTTGTAAGTGTAGAATGTTTACCATCAATAATAGATATTGATTCCATGACAGCATTAAATAATGCTCTATCCTGACACCATTTCTCTGTCTTATCATATAACCATTCATCATCCACTTCATCTTTCTTAAAGATCTCTGGGATAATTTCTACAGCATGACGATACTGTTCCTCAGTTAGATTAGAATCATCAAGTTCAATCTTAAATGATTCTGCTGTAGGTAAACGATTATACTTTGCAACATACTTTGCTACTTCTTTGAATAGCTTTTGATATACACCTTCGAAGTATTCTGGTTTAATAAAAGGTAGAACCCTACGCATATAAGGTTCATTTACCAAAAGGTTACGAAGTACCGTCTGTTCTATGTTTGTCATCAATTACTTTTTCCGATTTTGCTGATACTGCTTCTTCCATAAGAGATAGCAATATATTTGCAACTGTTTCTTGTAAAGGTTCATTATCATCAATATTATCAGTAGCAATAGTTGGGTCTGGTGTAGAGATAATATCGAAATTATATCTCATTAATCCCTCACCATCATCACCTTCAAAGTCTTCATCAATACTGATGTATCCAAACTGAAATATTGTTTCAGTAAAGTCACCTGTTAGGATACGAATATGCCATTGATCTTCACCTGCTGGTACTAATTCGTAATCTTTATTCTGTATCATGACATATCCTCTTCAACGATATCATCCATTGATACAAGAGATTGTTCACCAATCTTATATTGCTTTGCAACAAAATCCTTGAAGTCTGTATTCTGAATAATAGGTAACCAGAAGTCTGCTTTTAATGTATCTGCTTCACGTACTTTATTTTCTGTACCAGCCTGTTGATACCAACCAGGAGATGGCTTTTCTACATAACCACCAGCCATACCTACTTCAAGTAATCCAGACCAACGTTGTACACCACCTTCCCAAGATACACTAATAGGAATCTTAGATTTTTCTTTTACATAACGTGATTTTTCTACGTTAATAACAAAATGATAACCTTTGATCTCTGTACCTTTCTTATCCTGCTGACGTCCAATAATCCAAATATTATCAGCTGAATAATAGATACCAGTACCACCAGAAACAATGGCTTTAGGGAATAATCCCATTTCCTGATAGGTATGATTGACAGCCAGCATTGGAATATCTTTCATAGCAAGATAAGGTGTACACATCCTAAACAAACCTTTTAGTGCTTTTGCACGTGACATATCTGCTACAGACTTTTCATTAATAGCATCTTCTAATTCTTTCTTTGATGCTACGTTACCAATCGAATCAATAACAATAATAACCTTATCATCACGTTCGATCTGTTCAAGCTGATTAATAATATCAAACTTTAGTTCTTCAACGTTTGTAATTGGTGTATGTAGTACACGATTAGTATCAATACCAAACTGTTGGAAGTATGATTGTGGTGAACCAAATTCTGAATCGTAGAATAAGATAATCGCATCATCATACTTTTTCAAATAAGCAGAAGCCATTAGTAATGCAAATGACGTCTTAAAGTGTTTGGATGGGCCAGCAAGAACTGTAAGTCCTGGTGTTAGCCCACCCTCTAAATCACCAGATAATGCAACGTTAATCATTGGTACATCAGTCGTGATCATATCCTTCTTATTAAAGAACTGTGAATCAGCCAACACAGATGTTGACTTGATCTTTGAGTTCTTTTTCAATTTATCCATAATGCTCATAATTAATCTCTTTCTTGATAACGATCATTCATTATACCACAGTTTTCTAAGATTGTAAACCTATCTGAAAACTGTTTTAAAGAATTCATTGCTTTTATTGCTTGTTTATTATTCTCACCATACGTACCATCTGTATTTGGTACCCTACCACCATATCCACCAATACGAAGATCATTTGAAATAATATTCTGTATGGTATGATAATCACCACCAAATTCTCTAACAGTATCATATAATTGTGAAAAGAATACAGATTTCATTACCATAATTGATCCAATAGCTTGTTCAATAAAACATGCTTCAACTGGACTAACATGATGATAATGTCCACAATTCATAGTAGAGAATCTATGATAAATTTCTGCAATTGCCATTGTACTACCTGGATTACCACCAAGTATAGAAAATGGTCTATTTAATCTAGTATCAATATCTTCTGAACGGAAGAAGAGATCTGGATTATAAACTACTTTTTTATTCTTACAGGATCTTTCTACTAATGACATAGGTAATGATGTTTTAATAACCATACCGGAATTTGTTTTACCAGAAAGTTGTAATAGACAATCTTCTAGTTCTGCGGCATCAACTATACCTTCATCAGTCTCTTTTACTTCATTACAGAGAAATGTAATATTTGGTTCAAATTCAATTAAGTCCTCAAGATGTTTATTGATATTATCAACTATCATTACATCATTTCTTGGTTTATATTTGAAGGCATGTTCTAAAGACTTAGCAGTTGTATTAGTACCAATAATACCAATCTGAAAATATTCTGCGTCCAGATCCTTCTTTTCTACTTCAAATGTTTCTTCGTTCATTTAATAAATTCCCATTCTACACCAGCTTCTTTAAATAGCTGTTCTGTTAGTTTCCATGATTCTTTCCAACGATCGTTAATCTCACCATGTATAACGACTCGTTTAATACCTACTTGAATTAATCCCTTTGCACAATCAGAACAAACTGGTAATCCATAAACATACATTGTTGCACCATCAAGTGATACACCATTATATGTAGCATTAAAGATAGCATTCGCTTCTGCATGAACTACCATCTTATATTTTAATTCTCTGTCATAATATCTTGTCAGACTATCATCTACACCACGTGGAAATCCATTATAGCCTGTACATAAAACTTGACCCTTACCACTTACAGCAACAGCACCAATCTTACTTGAAGGATCTTTCGACCAGCCTGCTGTAGTCTTAGCAAGCTGCATATATCTACTATCCCACTTGGAGTTGTCTGAAGAGGGAGTCGTTGGTTGCTCTTTTGGCTGTTGGCGAGTCATGGATTTCTTTAGTCTTGAGAGGATGTTTATCACGATCAATAATCTCCTGTGGAACAATATTCCTAAAGGTTTCTTTTAATACCTTCTTTTCACCGTCTCTTAATATGTATGGTGTTTTCAAAGCATGCTTTACAATATAAGGAGCGAGGAAAGGTGCACGAAGTTCAATTGTATATTTCATCATAGTACGATCTAACTTCGGAAGGTGATAATATGGTAACTCACAGAATATATCTGAGTGTTGGCTATCATATTCTTTTGCACGTCGGTAACCACCGAATAATTCATCAGCACCATCACCAGTCAACACTGCATAGAATCCTAACTCACGTAGCTTTCTAGCCATAGCAATTTGGGGTTTAACAGATCCAAGGTCGACTGGTGATTGGTGAATACGGACTGCGTCAAGATCACTGACTTCATCAAGAGTGACGTCGACGAGGGAGGAGGAGACTAAATGTGCGAAGTCTTTCTCATGATTATCTACGTGGATCGCGGTAACATCACGACCAAGTTCTTTCAGCAGTCCGTAGATGATACTGGAATCAAGACCACCTGAGAGAAGAATAGAAACTTCTCTCTGACCACCAAGACGCGCGGAGACAGAACGCTTCATATCTTGGTATAGGTCTCCATACTCAACTTTGTCCCAATTCCAGTAACTGTGTACCTGGCCTTTATGTACATAACAACCAGGTGGAACTTGTTTGATCTCATTGTACGGTGTACGTGGATCAGGGGAGTAACCCCATTTCATTGTATTTGACATAAACGTTTCATCAATAGTAACTTTGCCAAATAGTTTTAGTACATCTATTTCAGAAGCCATAGCTTCCATATCAGTACGATAATAAAGTGGTTTGATAGCAAGATGATCTGTAATACCAAATAGATGTCCATCAAGTAATGTTACATATGTCCAGAAACCATCGAACTCATGGAAGAAGTCTGTACCATGATCATGTAATCCATAATGTACATATTCACCATCAGTATCAAATATTGCTGAGTCATAGTTGAATACTTCACCAACAAATAATCCTGGTACACCAATCTTACCTATAGGTTGTATTGCTATCTTTGGATCTAAGTTAACAAATGGTAAAGCAATATGACCAAATTCATATCCATCATAATGCTTTGCACCAATATAATCTTCTAATCCTCTATAACCAATAGATCGGATAACAGAATAAGGATTCCTATCATCTTTATAAGCTACAAAACCACACATTATTCTACTCCAATCAATTTACCTAGTGCATAACGATCATTCTTAAAACAGTGTAATGAGGTAGAACTAAAGTGTAGGTAACCCATTTTACAGGTGAGACCACTTTGCTCAATTAACCATAATCCTAATCTGTTTGCGAAATATAGATCATTATGTAAATGTCTAACTACATCACATGAACGCATATGATAAGAACAATGTAGTTCATCACCACGTTCCATAAAATGCCAACCAAAGGAACATGGTACACGTTCACCTTTGTTAGCTGCAACAATATCCTCGGGAAACCACATAGGGATATAACATTGACGAGTAGTAGGATCTTTCTTTAAAAGCTCTACTGCATCACCAAGATTACCAGTCTTAAACCTGATACCATCCATACTTGGTGCCCACATACGTTCAGGGTACGAGTGACTGAAAGCCTGACCAGACAAATACTGATCAGTATCTTTCAGCCACATCGTATGTGAAGGTGGTGGATTAAGTGGTTCACCACCAACACGTTCTGCAAAGTGGACATCTGCCCACGGTTGCGTGGCATTACAAAGATCGGATGCTTCTTGCGGATCATCACTCATCTTTGCTGTCAGATCAGCATGTAGTACCTCTAAAAAAACAGGAGGAGACTCGGTACCCTGCCACGATGCTGTCTGTATTTCATATCCCTGATGATATAATAGGTGACGTAACTTATATAAGCCTTCACCCAGATTTCTTCCTGCTACTTTGTTCATTAGCTACTCTCTGTCTCAGATCGCTAGATGAGAACCTGTGGTTCCGTTCGTTATAGTAAATCTCGATACCAAGCATAGTACATTCTGATTTACCAGTGTAATCTTTTGTACGATACTCTTCACCGATGATACGTACATCAATCGGATACATTTGTATAATATCCAATAAGTCTGCTTCACTTTGATATGGTATAATCTCATCAACATATCCTACAGCATGTAATTGTGTGTAACGTTCAACAAGTGTTTGTATCGGTTTATTCTTTTCTATTCTATCATAACTTGGGTCCACTTGTAAACCACAAATTAGATAATCACATACACTTTTTGCTTCTCTTAACATAGAAATATGACCTGCATGCAGCAAGTCAAATGTAGATGCTGTAAATCCTATTTTCATACGTTCCATTCCGTTTGTTCTTCAACTGCATGTTGACTACATTGAACATAATCACGATCTTCTTCAGATAATATAGACCAAAATTTACTAACAGAAGAAATATGTTCACTAACTACTTCAGGACGTCTAAGATGATAATTTCTTTCCATCCACATCTGAAGTATATCCATTCGTTGATTAACTTTTTCTCGTAACTCCGACATTATTTTTCCCACTTATAAAAGATATGATCACCAATTTGTGTCATCTTTGTTTTAGTTTCAGCCCATTCTGGCTTTACATATGTTGCATGATAATGTGTAGATCCGAATGTATTATCACCAAACCAACCTGAAGATATACGAAGAGTAGTTGTACGGATATGTTCATATAACGCATAATCTTCATCAGGTATAATATCTGATTTACCATCACAATACCATGAGAATTGACAACGATGACGTACTGGATAATATTTTGTAGGATCTGTCCATGATCTCTGTGTT